AAAAAAATGAAAGTTACAATATCGCTAGATTTTGACGCATTGAAAGACGATATCAAGAATGAATTGGTAAACCGATTGATTGATTTGGATTATACGGAGGCACAAATATCGGCTTTGGAAGATTCATTCGATAGCAATATTGACGGCGGATTTATGGATGCAACATTTGAGATTGAGTTCAACAAAGATGAATCAGAAGTAACAAGCTGTATGCTGGTTGGGGGATAAGCACATGACCAACCCCAAAGACGAATCGCGCTTGGCGTTTGAGAAGTGGTTCGCACAAGGATTTAATATTGGAGAACTGCCGGTGCGTGAGGGGGATTATTATAGTGACCCTCCTGCAACATATTCTTGGTGGGCATGGCAGGTGAATTTGCAGTAATCAATAAGGGTGATTCGTTATGAAATTAAACAGAAAACTCATGCGCGATTTTGCTAAAGTGGTGTTGCCGGGGTATGTGCTTCAATCCAACAGATGTTTATTTGTAAAAGGACTGCTTGGCTACGATTTAATGGAATGGCAAACCGTCATCGAGCTTGCACAAAAGTGGTCAGAAGATGGTTTGGTTTTACAACATTTACCAAGCAAAAAATGGCGGGTATTTATTGGTTTTCATCCCATTAATATCGGTGAAAATGACCACGGGGATTTACCCACCGCCATTATGAAGGCGGTCGTAGCAGCAGCAAAGAGTGAGGAGAAATGATTATTGATTTACATTTTATTGAAGGTGACGCTTTTGTAGGTGATAAAATAAAACTAGATTATAAAATATGTGAGCATGACAAAAATGCAAATTTTCAAAAAGACTGGATGCAAACAGAATTTACAATTATCAGCATACACCCCGATTATGTGAACCCTGATGATTTTAAGTATATTACTCCGGCACAGCATGGAAAACGATATGAATTATCAAGGGGAAAATCCACAATAACTTACACATATTTGTATAATAACGCTATACGAAAAACCAAGGAAATACCACACAACGACTGGTATTTGCATCTTGGAATTGAAGAATAGATAATAAAAGGAATTAATTTAATGTGCAACGCTGATTTATCTACCCTACCTCCGCTTAGAAAATACAGTCGTTAATCCTTACCCCATTCGTATTGCTGTGAAATCTTATCCCAAGGAGCGGGCCTACAGCTACTTACAAGAATCAGGCTCAGGATAGCCGCAATTAGCACGAATCGTCTTTTGCTGTGCAGATAGCCTGAATATCCAATCTTCCACATAATCAGGTTTGTCCTGTGCTTTGAGCCATGATTTTACCTCACAACCAGTTACTAGTGGTAACGGACAAAACCCTGCTACCCTTGGCGATGGGCTACAGCTTATCAATGATGTCATTGACGCTACCACGAGGAGCAGCATATTCCTTGGCTTCATTTTGACGCGCCTTTTCTGCGTTGATAAAATCATTTAGTTTTTCACCTTCAAGGCGGCGATACTCCCTATAATCGCGGGTTAGAATCCACCCTACCCATCCAATTAGTGCGGATATAATTGCACCCGCTACAGCCCATTCCATTACTTCTTACCGTTACGGAATACGTTGATAAGGCCAATTAAGCCAATACCAGCAGCAACAATATGATCTGCCTGCTCAGGCGTAAACGTAACACCAGCAGCCGTAATCAGGGCAATAATACCGCGCCAAGTGCTGTTGTCTGATAACTTTTCTGTAATCCAATCAATGATTTTCATAATATCCTCGTTAGTTAATGGTTCTGGTAAACAAATAGCCGAGCACTTTACTGATTAACGCTCCAACCGTTCCAGCCGCCATTAGAGCAACGGCAAAAGCCCCCTTGCCCTTGTTCATAACGGCGGTTAGATCGTCTATTTTAACGCCTAAGTCTTTGAATGATTCCTGTGTTGATGTGTGGTGGGATTTCTGTTGCTCCCTAACACCATCAAGTTCAGATTTCACTACTTTAATATCGCCGCGTAAGTCGGCAATAGATAGGGCGTTTTCTAGTTCTTGCTTGACTATTGAAACGACTTTTTCAGACTCAGGCATGTTCGCACCTATTAATTAAATGCGTAAATTACATAGTTGTAAACAGACGTATCACCAGCAACAGCTCTCACCGTTACGCTTGTGCCATTGGTAAATGCAAATACATAAGGATGTCCGGCTGGAGTGCCGCCGACTGTACGCATTGAAAAATCAATACCGGTTTGTGTGCTGTTAAAATTTTTATCAGAAATAACAACGCTGGTCGCGCCATTAGCAGTAAAAGTACCTTGAGAGATAGCTCGTTTATATTGTGACATAATTAATCCTTTATTAAGCGGTTAAAGTTGATGCTATACGGTTCACGCGATTAGGTGTCTGCGTGGCGTATTTGGATTGCTTCAAAAACTTAGCAGCAAGTTCATACTGCCCTTTTTTGATAGCGTTTAGGGTACGCTTGAATTGTGATAGCGTTGGCTTACCAAGCTGGAATGACATTTCAATAATTGCGCTTTGCACGTTTTCAGGGTGTGTATCGAAGTTTGGAACTAACTTGCGCGCATCTTTCTCAGCCGTTTCCATCGTGACACGAAGTAACGCATCTGAATCCGCTTTTGTAATTGGAGTTTTACCATTTAGCACATCATCAAAACTGGTCTTGATGCCAGCCGTTTCCCACACCTTACGCGCATTAGGACTATCCATATTGAAGCCAACACCAACGGTACGCTTGCCAACGGTATCCTTATAAACCTTAAACCGTTCACCCTCAGCCTTGCGTATGGTGGTTTCCATTTGTGGCGTCATGTTTTCCTCTCCTTGATTGATTTGAAAGGGAGTAGTAGGGCTATCAGGAATAGAATTCGCATCGTTTGCACCTTTGTTGTTAAAATACAAATCGTCCAAAATCTTTATCTTTTCTGGTGTAAGTGCTATAGGGGCCATTGGTTTCATCTCTATTGCTTTTGGTGCGCCCATATTAGGCTTGCGCTCTATTTGAGGCGCAATAACATTTAGTTTCTGCATGTATTTTACAGGGTTTTTCGCAAGCCCCTTAGGTGCATAAGCAAGCCATTTGATAAACTTGTCATTGGTGAAAAGTCTAGCGGTTACGTTGCCAAGCCCTAAAATCCCGCTTGTGCTAATAGGGTCAAACCATGCACCAACGCCTGATAATGCGGATAATCCACCGTAAAGAGAACGGCTTGCATTTGTAGTGTTTCTGGTGTCGCGCATGAGCATAAGCGAATCAATAGCAGCGTCAAACTGTTTAGCAGTTTCAGGCTTGAGTCCAGATTTTAAAGCTGCACGCGCTTCTGGCTCTAACCCTTTGTACTTTGTTGCAAAACGTATAGGATCAAACTCGTTTACAGCATCATCTCCCATTTGTTTTATAAGAGAACCACGCACTATTTCACGGTCTTGTGGTTTAAGCATTCCCATTACGTTTTGTGCTTTACCGCCTATTTTAGAATTTGTGAGAACTTTATTAAAAAGCTCTTGCACATCATCGCGGCGCATCAATGGGTCAATTTGCTTTTCAACCTTTTCAATGAAACCTTTGTTTACTGCATTTGCTCGATTAAAAGCATCTAATGCAGTCTTTCCGCGTGCTGTAGCTTCTTGTCTCATGGTTTCAGACAATGCACCGTATAAGCGTGAATAAACCGCCTTATCTGCTGTTTTCAGCATAGTTACATCTTGCAGGTTGTTTCCTATCAAAGTGCGATAGTTTTTAATTGCTTCATAGGGTAACTTGCCGTTACCTGCGCTTAAATCGCGCATGATGTTGCCAACCAAGCGTCCTGCTTCCGACTTGTTAAATATAGATTGCAATTCTGGTGTAGGCTTTTTAGCTATTTCAGATATGGCAAACCCAATAGGACGCGATTCAACCATTGTTTCTTTTGGAACAAACTTATCAAAATTATCGTATAGCTTGCCAATTACTTCTTTACCTTTTGCAACATAGTTACCAAGACCCTCGCTAACTGTCTGCCCCGCTTGCGCTGCGCTTTTAGCGTTAGATAATCCCGCATTGTTTAAAATATCAGTTGCTTGTTTCAGCGCGTTTTCCTCTGACTTAACAATCACGCCGGATGATAGCGGCACTTCCTTTAATACATTTTGCGTGGATTTCATGACGTTTGTGTCCGTCACATCGCCAAGCCTAGGTGTTATCCCTGCTTCAACAAAGGATTGCAGCTTTTGCGGATTTACTCCGGTTGCCATGCTCATTAAGTTTTGTGCTACGCGAGGCGCGTTTCTAGCTACTGAAACAGTGGCCTCTGGTGTGATTCCGCCTAATAGTCCCATGCCAAGCTGTGCAACTGGATTGTCGGGGAACATCTCTTTGCCAGCTTCAAGCCCTAATCCAGCCGTTCCAAACCCTGCAAGTTGCGTTGCGGTTCTGGGTGCAAGAGCTGCTATTTCTGGTAGTATGTTAGCCGCTTTTGCATATCCACCACCGGAAGCAAGAAGCTGGCCACCTGTGTCAACGACCTTTTCTAGCTTATTACGTGGGGTGTACTGACCTTTCGTGACGTAATCAAATAGCCTTTCGGCGGTACGAGAAGGCATGGGTAGCGTTTGGTTTATGTCTTGGCGAGGCGGTAAATCAGCACCAAGCGCATTAGCAATAGCGCGGCCCCCACTGTATGTTATATCGGCACCGCCCTGCATAACCATGTTTGGCAAATCAAGTATGCTTGCCACCCCTGTCACACCCATTCTCGTCGCACGCCCTAATGCGCGATCAACATCACTTAGAAAACTGCCCTCTTCTATTTTTCCAATTGGTGTCATTGTTGAAGCGGGTGGCGTAAATGGTGCAGGTGGCGGTGGTGAAGGTGCCTGAACTCCGTATAAATTATCAAGTAATGCTATTTTTTCAGGGCTTAAAGGCATTATTTTAACCCCTTCATGCGCTTATATTCCATTAGCTCATCTTGAGATACACCCATTTGCAATGCTTGCGCGTCAAGGCCTGTTGCGTCTGGCTCGCCAAGCAGCTTCCCGCCTCGCTTAGTGTATTCAGAAACAACATCATCGCCAAACCCTGCGCGGATGTTTTGCACTTTTTGTTTGAGGGTCGTTTCAAGATTACCAACACCTCGCAATAACTGGGTATCGCCTTTAAGATAACCCTCACCAAGCTCGCTTAAAAATCTTTCTGCTTCTTGTGGAGTTACTGCGCCACCGCTTCGCGCCTTCAATATATTATTTCTAATTGCCGCAACGGTTTGACGCAATCCCTTACCCTCTTCACTTACCATAAAATCAGGTAGTCCGTAGGTTTGACCATATCCGGGTAAATCCTTAAGACCGGCCACTTGATTATTAAACATTTGCACACTAGACATTAAATCGTTCATGCCAGAATCGTCTAATCGCTTGGCAAAGTTTTGAACATCTTTATCAAGGGTGAGTTGTTTTCTTTCCTCTCTAATCAATGCTCTATCGTCTTTTAATCCTTCCTGATTAGCGACTTTTAGGTCGGCCTCTTTTTGGTCAAGGATTGCCTTTGCTGCTGGTGCTAATGGCGAATCCATGTTTGCTAAAATACGCAGCTTTTCATCTGGTAATTGCTTGAGTTTATCAAGTGTTGCGCCGCTGCCGGAATCACCCATAACACCCTGCATCATTTGCGTTTGCGCTTGTGATTTCTGCTGCTCCATAGCATTCTTAACCATCGTAATTGCAAGGCTTTGGTCAATCCCCATAGATACAAGCTGTGCAAGTGCTTTGTTTGGGTCGGTGTAATCAATAGACCCTGCAATTTGTGGAAGTGCCTGTTGAAGCGCGGCTTGCTGCTGTTGCTCTTGGCGTTGGCTAAGCATTTGCTGTGCTTGCGCTAGATTAATAGGCTCACCCATACGCTGCGATTGACGCACCATAAAATAAGGGTCGTTTTGCCCGTAGGAGTTCGCAGCATTTGCCATGCCCTGCATTATTCCTGCAATGCTTCTCATATCTGCCATTTATGCCCCCTAAAAATAAAATCCACCGGATGGATTAACATTCCCGGGGCTTGTCCAAGGAAGGTTATTTACCGTAGGTGTTCCAAAATAATTTGCGACTTGTCCTAATGACCCAAGCTTATCAGCCAAATTACTTGCACTGTTAGGTTGTGGGGGGACATTTACTGAACCTTCTTTAAACGCGCTAAGCAATGACATAAGCTCCTGCAATTTTTGGCTATCATACCCCTCTTTACGGCCATATTCACCACTAATTTTATCTGCAAGCTGCTGGTTGTAATCGCGTACATACCCACCCGCGCCAATCTTAGACATAATATCCGCAATAGTGTTTTCGCGTAATGTTTGTCCTAAATTCGCAATGCCAGAAGCCGCACCTAATCCAGTGCTTGCCGCTTGTAACGCGCCGCTGCGGTCTGAGTTTTGACGGTTTTCAATAGTGCTTACCAGATTATTGAATCCTTCATAATTTAATCCAGATGTTGCGCGTGCTACTGCATCCTGCGTGCTGCGTTCAAGTTCGGATAATTGCCTGTCTTGCGAGCTACTACCAAACGCAGCCGAACCAGCCATTAGCCTTGCGCGTGCATTGTCTGCATCGCGGCGGATGGATTCAATAGACTGATTAACCACCTGCTGTTGATAGGGATTTTGATACCTTGCAAGCAAAGCGTTAAAATCGCTATCAGACATTGGCGTAGACGCTTTGTTTAGCTGCTGGCTAATCTGTGCGTATAAATCATTCGCTTTTTGCAGTAATTCATTTTGTGCGGTTGTACCCTGAGCTAATGCAGAAAGGCCCTCTTTTTCCCAAGGATTAAGAGGTTCTTGTCCAATAGGCATAACCCCGCCAAGGCCAATTGTAGACCAGTCTGGCTGCTGTCCTTGTTGCATAGATAGAGCAATTTTATTAAACATTTCTTGCATTTTAGGGTCGGATGCCTGCACGCGGGTATTTAACAAACCGCCTTGCGCTATTTCATTTGCGCCAAGCAATCCAAGTTTACGACCTATCTCTGTTGCGCTTTGAACATTCCATAAAGATTGCGGCTGACTGGCGGGTGCAGGCGGGGCTACAGCAGCACCAGCCTGTGCAATAGGCGTTGAATAGCTTGGGGGAGGGTTGCTTTGCGAAAATATATTTGGCCCCCAGTTATCTTGCAAGCCTATCTGTGGTGGAGCACCGGGATTGACCATAACTGGCTGGTCGGTTGCGCGCTTTTGTTCTGGAACAGGGGTGGAATAAGATGAGGTAGATGGTGCGCTATATGTTGGCGTTACCGTTGCGACGGGTGGTGCATCCCCCATTGCCTGCCAGTTTGAGGCGTTCCCCGGAACCCATTGGCCGTTTTGCTGTGTCCAATACATTGATTACCTCACACTTAGAAGATATTTACGCATTGCCTCAGATGCGGTTTTGGAGGCCTTTTCTAAATTACTGCTATATTCACTAGGTTTTGCAGCCATGAGCTTAGGGAGGTCTAAGGCCTTCATTACATCATCAGCAGCACCAAAGTTTGAGTGCGTCTGAATAATGGCGTTTAGCTCTCTATTATAATCATCTTGCGGGCTGTCATTGACATTGCGCACGCGTCCCATCCAGTCATTTGCACCAGATTGTTTAAGCTGACTCATCAATATCGTGTTAAGCACATCCTTGATGCTTGCAGGGATTTCATCTGGGTTTGTAGCTTCTGGTTTTTTCTCTTCCTGTAAGCCAAACGGGGAAAACAAACCGCCCATCTGGTCACTGTACTGTTGCCATTCGTAAGCGGCTGTGTTTCCAAATGGGTCATCCATTGGGTTTGCCACGCGCTTCATGGGAAAGGGGTTGAACTCCTTGGCGTAGTTAGCCTGCACGTCAGGCAGGAATGTATTTAAATACGTATCCTGCACCTCGCTAGGCAATGATTGAAACGGCGTTAATTGCGTTCCGGTGCCAGACTTTTTACCACCCGCAAGGCCGCCAATAAGTGACGCTCCTGCGCTTAGGATGCTTCCAAGCATATAAACCTCTTGTTAAATTAATGAATCAAACCATTTTACCGTGAGCATACGCTGCACGATGTCGTTATCGGCTGTAGCCTCGCCTGTGCATTTAAACACTATGGCGGCCTGCTCATTTTCTGTTGTTGCGGTGTAAACTGCGCGTGTAGGAATCAGCGTTGATGCACTGGTTATTGTTAGTGTGCTGATTTGTGTACTTGTGCCAGTGCGAACCACGCGGAATTTAAACGCTATTGTTTCATTATTAGAAGCGACCGCGCCGGAGTCGTAAATAGTCGTTGCGCCAAACTTAACACGTAACCGCTTGTTATTGGCATTAGCGGCTGTCGTGATTACGCCTTCTAATTCGTAGTACTGACCGGATGCCGTAAATGTCGCAGGGGCTAGTGTGTAGGAAATTAAATCATCCTCACCACCGCCAATATTGCCAACGGATGTAATAAAGCTTTGTAGCTGCCTAAAAAACCCCGCCTGCTTTACAAGCTGGTTGACTTCCGCAACGTCACCAAGCCTTTCGCCCTGAACACCCTTAACCCATGCAATCACCGCTTCTATGGTGTTGCCACTAAGTCGAGGGAGGTTTCTCATCGTTCAGTTGCCTTGCGTACATGTTCAACGAGTTTAGATATAAAAACATCATCGTACTGTGACGCACCGTTAATTAAGTCATACTCAAAACGCCATGAACGATAACGCGCTGTTTTCTTCACTTCTAAGTAATTATTAACCACATCATCGCCTGTATAAGTGGTGGTGGTGAAGTTTCCGCTAGATGTCGTTGGTGTATATGTGTCTGTGGTTATTAACTTAATGGTTAATTCAGAATCAAAAGCGCGATTTGTGTGAAGCTCTAACCCTTCAATTTCCATATTGAAATCACCATCACCCACCGCATTAAAGGGGGTTTGATAAATCAATGTATTGTTTGCGGCTGCCGAGTCTAATTGTGTTGCATTGATTTGATAGACGCGGCCATTAGAGCTATGCGCAAAATACCCACGCACTCCCGTTTGAGTGGAAGCATAAGGATTTAGACCTGCGCTGAACTCATAACGAGAAAATGCAAACTGTGCTTCTTTGTAATTAAATATTGCCACTCTACTTATTGCGGTTCCAGCGTTGGAATACATAAACCAAACCTGATCGAGCATTGGCATAGGAATCAGGCTAACAAAGAACCTGTATGTTCTAATTGGAACGGATGCCATTTGCTGCATGAAATCATCCGTGGGTAGTGGAATAATTGCAGACCCGTCATAGGCGTACCAGTTATTGATGCCTGACCAGTATATGACGTTTTCAATAGAGCATCGAGCCATAGGGGATGCAATACCATCGGCCTGCATGATTGTCTCAGGCTCTCCCCATATATCGGGGGTGCCTTTATAGTCCAGTCGGTAACATTTATTCAGCGACCATACCAAAGCAAACCCATCGCCGGATATTCCACTAATCAGGCGACTTGCACCCTCTATGTCATCTTCATACGCGGTTGAACCTGTTGCGGTCACATCCCAAAGCGTTTCATTGCCACGCGAGCAAGTTTTGAATCGGTTGCGCTGCCCACCTGCGCCAAGTGTGCAAATAATATTATTATGTACAAATACATAATCAACTGCGGTTGGTGCGTTAGTTAATGCCGTTGGTGCTATTGCTGTGTCCCCATCCCATTTATATACACCCGTTTGATTACCGGGCGTTAGAATAAGCAGGTTTCCAAACGTATCCATTGACCATATTCTAGCATCAATCACACCCATAGCAGTTCCAGCCGCTATCTGTTTTTGATACGTTATCGCTCCGCCACCGCCATTTGATACGGTCGATGTCGCATTCGTTCCGGTGTTCACCGTGAAAGTGTCAGTCGTAATAGCCGTGATGATATGTTCTTTGTTGATGTTTGCAGCCAGAATACCGCCAACGTCCGTTGATCCGTTTATTTTTACACGGTCACCTACCGCCTGCCCGTGAGCCACTGCATCCACAACAATCGTGGCAAGCCCGTTTGTCGTATCTATACTGTTTGCAATTGCAGTGGTGCTGGTTTGTAGCGGTGTGATGTTTATATTATCCGCATATAATCTTGTGTTAGTTCCGGTCATTAACCGAAATGACGTTGCATTATATTGATACAGCATTTGCGTGGATGGAACGCCTGTGAATCCTGTATAAAGCTGTACGAATCCAAACGAACTATATATTTTACCCGCACGAACAAAGCATTTATCCATATTCAGGACTTTATTGCCTTCAAATCCGTATGCGCTGGTGCTGTTTCCAAGGTAATCAATGCCGCTATTATCTACAGACCATGAACTATTAGGCTGACACTGCCCAATGATAGGTATCGGAATGCGCTTGGTTGCTGTGGTCACATTATTCTCATCGTTTGCATGCGGGTATTGCTACGGCTGGTTAAATTGTTTTCCCAGCGTATAACTTCTTGCTGATATCTATCCACCATAGGGCTATCCGTATCGTGCAGATAATCCTGATACAGCATGATTAGCGAGCGGTAGCGAATCATGTCCTGCGCCTCTTCAAACATTACAGAAGTGTCGCTATCGCCGCTTGGTAGCGTGGTATCGCCTTTAATGTAATCTATCTTGAGGGTTTGCGCACCGTTGGCGAGGGAGTCCGTATAAATCTTAGTACCAAACAATGCCCATTTGCTGAATTGTCTTTGCGTGGGTGCCACTTGTTTCCAGACGTTTTGCAACTCACGAAATGTAACCTCATCGAAGCCGTAACCATCACCATAATCCGTACCATTGTAAGCGTTACGCAAGCAGACAAGCTGCTGAAAATTAGCGGGGAGGCTTACATCGCTTGTGTTATCCGTCACTGTTAAAGTGCTGGATACCTCCAAGAACCAGAAAGGCCTCCCCTGATAATATCGAATGGCAGACAATAGGGCATTCGTAACGGCGGTTATATCCGCCGCTGACGAACGATTGATTTCCGCTAATAAGCGGGTTTTCATTTGCCCTAAAGTCGCCATTCAAATTACTCCTTACTGGTGATTCTGGCAAACGTAGTCAACTTTGACGTACAGCGTGCCTGCTGCCGAGCCAGTACCCATTGTGCCACCAAGCAAACCAATGAGAGTACGGTTTGAAACGAGCGTTCCAAGCAATGCACCATCACCATCTACTCTATACTGCTGCACTGCGCCGCCTGCTGTTTTAGAAGTCAGATAACCGTTTGCGGAATCTGAGTTACCAAAAACAAGCGTTGCGGTTGGCGATGCGTTAGTGTCTGGCTCAGAACCCCATATAGAAACCGCAATAGGCTCTACTGGGTTTGCAGGCAGTAAGTTAGTGAAAGTAAACGTATCAGCAGACGCTAGGGTGGAACCCCAAGTGACCGAACCAACTACGCTTTGCACTGTGCCAGCAACAAAAGGTGCTGGAGCAAGTGCGGTTCCATTAAAATTAGGCATGTGACTATCTCCTTAAGCAACGTAAGTGGTTAAAACGATAGTGCCATTGTCCACACTGTTAAACGTGTGCTTTTTAATACCATGCACACACGAAGCAGTGATTTGACGGTAAGCACCACCATCCAGAATATCCTCATAGAACGAGAAGCCCGGAGTAGTTTCGCCACCAGCCGAATAACCCATACCAAACGCAATAGAACCAGCGTCACGGCCCGTAAATACGGCGCGGCGTGCGTTTGCTTCTGCTGCGGAAGTGCCTGAGTTTACACCGTTTGGAATCTTGTCGGTTGCGACAATCAAGGTCTGATTGTATTCAAGCGACTGACCAATCAATGCAGCGTTCGTCTGACCGCTTGCGATTTTAGCAAGCATGATCTCGCGGAACTGCTGAGGCGCGGTGGTGTCCTGAACAATCTGCTTGAACTGGTCAACATGCACGTAGCAATGATACTTGATGTTACCACCTGCAAGCTGTCCAATATAACGACCCGTTGGCTGGTTTTTATTTGCAGCCGATACAGCATCGTCAATTAGCGACAGTTTGAAGGTTGCAGTTGCATCTGCTGCTACTGCTTGGTCAGTTGCAAGGCCATTTGCACGAATGATACGGTTAGTACCAGTCGGTGCAACGGCGGTCTGCATACCAGTCAACTCTATACGGTCAGTTCCAGTATAGGTCAGCCCATCCCAAGAAATAGATGTTGCAGTGTAGCCTGCAAGCTGGTTCATGGCGGAAAGCGTCATGCGGTCTGAATACCAGTTACGCAGCATTTCATAGCTTGTATCTGGAAGGTCAAACTTAACACGCTGTGCATCAATGGTCCCGGTATTAGGTATATTCACCGCAATACGAAGCCCGTTGATGTCGATGGTGTCCTGATAGAAAGAGAGCGCAACTTCGTTACCAGTGACAGGCTGCATACCGATAGAGCCTTTGCTGATAATACGGCCAGCAAGGTCAATCTTAATCTGATCGCCCGCGCCTTTGTTAAGTTCTTCTTTGTTAACCAGAATACCGTTAGAAATAAGTTGACCCACCAGCGTCTTGTCGCTGACTGCGTCATAGTAGAGCGAATCAGCCCAGACCTTAACTGTCTGCGGATCGCCCGTTAAAAATTGTGTGGAAGCCATAGGAATCCCCTAGCTAAAATATGTTGATGAAATATGTGGAAGTGCCAGCTATCGCGCTGAACATGCGAAATGTCCGTGTCGTGGACTAACGGTGTATTAAAAGGCAATAAATCCGTGTCGTGGATTAGACGAGGTTGCCTGCGCGATTGCCAATTTTAGTAGCAAGTTCGCGTATCTTTTTCGGGTCGCTCAAACCTTGACGGCCTACCAGCTTTTTATAATCATAAGCTGGTGCGTCTGTGGTTGGTACGTCCGACGATATATCACCTATGCTTCTCGCTTTATCCGCATTGCGGTTAATCGCTGCAAGATTAGGTGAATTCTTTATAACTGCTGGCTTAGCAGCAAATCCCGCTTTCTTTGCAAAAGCATAAAGCTCTGCGGCGGGGTTTTTATTCTCTTTCAATGCTGTCGTTGCAATATCCCATACCGTTTTTGCACCCATATCCTGACTTGGATACAATGCAATCACATGCTGAACGGCCTGTGAGTAATCAGGATTCTGCGCTGCAAATGCGGTTTCGATTTGTTCCATACGACCAAAAGTCTTATCTGCGCTAGTGGTTTGAACAATCTGGCCTAACTGATTGCGTAGCTGCTCGTTTTCTTTCTTGATTGCAAACACTTCCTTAGCAAGCTCATCATCAAGATACTTGCTAGTGTCAATTTCAGGTTCGCTTTTAGGTGCTGCTTTTTGCATATTCTGCTGAATATACTGCGCCATTGCTAGGTTTTGTTGGCGCAACTGTTCGGCTTCCTGCTTAGCTGTCAAAGCACCTTCTTCTCGCGCTTTCTGCACCATCTCATCCACGCGGGGCTTGGGGATGTATGGCGTTTTAGGCTTAGGCTGCGCTGCCTGTTCAATTGGTTGTTCAACCTCACCATCTTGAGGGGCTTCTGTAACCTGTTCTTGTGCAATTTCCTGCGGTGCATCGTTAACAGGTTGTGGCTGTTCAGATGCCTCTACTTTGGGCTGGTTAAATGCAGCATCCGCTTTAGCGCGAATATCTGCGGGTTTCAGAAAACCAGTGGTTTCAGTCATTCAAATCCTCTTTTGTTGTTAAAATCAGTTCTTTTTGTAAAAAGCCGCCGTGACAGTTGCACTAGTAACGGGAATCACACTAATGTTTGCTATGGGTGTTCCGTCTGTTCTTGGTTCAAGAGAGAACCAATATTCTTTTTGTGTTGCACAATAGAATGAAGCCGTGCCATCCGTTGTGTCGCCCGGAGAGGATGCCGTACCAAAGAAATTTACAAGGAAATTTCCTGACCCACTTATTAAAACGTGTGTTGCTCCTGCTGGTACAGGTATGTTTTCTGCTGTGGCAGTAGCCATAGCAACTGCGTTTACATATTCAGGACGCGGATAAATTGGGTAGTTTATTGATATAAAGCTAGATACTGCCATTGTTTTCTCCTTTAATCGTCTAATGTAGCAAGAATGAGCATTTCTTCCTCATCCAAGCGGTTTTTTTCCATCATATAGATATAGTTTGGTATTCCTAACTTGCGAGCCTGTGGTACGCGGCCATAGCGATTTACTATTGACGCAATCGCAGGTGGTGTGCTTGGTATTGGCGGGTCAATCTGAAACGCATTAGGCTGTAGCGCGTTGGGCTGAAAGGCCGTTGTCATTCAGGTTTCTTTTTAATAATAGTTGCGTGTAAATCCTGCGCCGCTTCTTTGTAAAACGCTAGTGCGCGAGTTTGATGTTCGGGAGTGCGCGTCAAAAGCTCAGGGTGCATTGAGTAACCCCATGATGCATCAAAATTGCATTGATAATCTTGATTGTGAGGTGCGTTAATCGCTCTCCACTCTTTGTTTAAATAGTAATACCACATTTCACATACAGGCGGCCATTGGTGGGTTAAGTCACCATAAGCGCGGGTAGATGCCCAGTGTGGGGTGATAATCGTACATTTAGCACCATCTTTAAGAATACGATAACACTCATTTACAAACGCAATACGCTGTGGTGCTGTGAGATGCTCTACAAAGTGCGAAGCGTGTATTTCATCAACAGAATTATCTTCAAAAGGCCAAGGTGTTTGCGTGAGGTCGTGAACAATATCCACACCTTCAAACGCGATTGAATCCACACCTATAAAACCTTCTTTTTTGTTCTTTCCTGCGCCTAGGTCTAATTTCATATTACCAATTTTCCCCCGTGGTTGAATCAAAGTGACCGACTAACACTGATGTATCTATAGCGCACCTGTATCCGTGTTTTCTAGCATCCATCCAAAAATATAAGTCCTGTGTAAAAATACCATCGGTTTGACTTGCGCAGGTTTTAAACCAAGGCTTGCGAAGTTTATCATCTCTAAACATATCCATGCGAAATACATTAAACCCCATTCCAGTTCCGTTGCACTCTTGCAGCGTGTTAGGAATAGGCGTTTGCGGTCTAAAATTCATAACAGGGTCTTTAGGGTCGCCCCATATCTGAGGTTGTCCGGCAAAACCCTTCGTATAATATAGGCCGCCTATGCAAGCATATTCTGGGTGCGCTTCCATTTGAGCGAGTAATCTTACAAGCCCGTCAGGTTGCGGGGTGTTGTCATGCTCCATCGTCACAATGTACTTCCACTTGCCTAAATCAGGATGCGCAAGGATAGATTCAATGCACTTACTGTAAGCGTCACCCACTTCCATACCAATAGGAAACAAGCGGCAAAACTTCTGATTAGGCGGAGCATATAGTGATAACCATGATGCGACTACCATCGTTGGTACTGTACCAAATCCCGGCACTATCATCACGCATGACAGGTCTTTATAAGCACATTCTTTATCAAGGCGGCTTATGGTTTTATTCAGGTCGATATTATGTCGACCCATTGCATAGTCTGATATAATTTGCGGTTCCATTAACCCCTGCGGATGTTTGGTTGGTAAATATCGTTATTCTGCCAAGTCTGGCCGCTTACTTCTTCCGAGCGTTTCTTAGCAGCGTTACGGATTGCGACTTCAATCTGGTCTGCAGTTGCGTTCAAATTAAACATCACATTGAACTCAATATCTTCCTGAATCGGCTGACCTAATTCGTTATTCCACATTGCAAGGCCTGTGTAAATAGCCGAAACAACATTAGGGTCTGCAGTTTCATCACTGCGTTTGATAGTTTGTACGATAGTTGCTCTAGCCATAAATCTCCTATGCTCTAAACATTAATGCAATATTAGCCCTTGCGGGGTTAGTTCCGGTTGCAGCCATTCCGGTTAGGTTAATCGTCGCAGGAACGGCGCTTGTCGTAGTTAAGTAAATGCCCTGCCCAGTAAAGAACTCGTTGACAGTAGCATTAGTTCCCACACCCATAAGTGCATAGTTATTCTGCGTAAGGAACGCACCACCGTCCAGCGTCATGTTCATAGCTGCAACCGTTTGAGAGCTGGTTGAAGTAGAGATAGCGCGGAATGATAATATGTTAGCTATGTAGTACAATCCCTCTGTTAAATTCACATTGAACGGCATTGTCAGTATACGCTTGGAGTTCGCGCTGTTTGTGGCATTTGACGACCAAGTTCCAAGCGTAGTAGCGATTGATGCACTAGAAACACTTGATAACGTGCCTGCATTATTCGTATAAATCCCGCACCAATGCGAATACACAAAGCTAAATGTCCGGTTATCAGCACTAGAAATTGGCGACATTGACGCCAAGATTCCCATTCTAGTGGCTGAATAGTTTGCATCAGCAAGTAATAACTGTACTGACATTGAACCATTCACAGGGGCAGAAATAGCCGTGATTAGCCTGTCTCGCGGATACCAGAAGGTTGATTGCGTTGCTCCTGCACCACCACCCCCTGCGCTTGCCGTAATGGTAGAGCCGTTCAATCCAAATGACACGTTGTTTGAGTTGCTAAATACTACGTTAGCAAGCCCATTGCTCGTTGTACCAGCGCTGAATGTCACATTGCCTGCCGCTGCGTTTGGAGCCGATACCACCCACGAGCCATTGGTAAAGCCCACCGATGCCGCCCCCGCCCCTTGTATGGAGAAGCTACGGGCGTCAACGGTAGAGCTCGAACTTGCACCTGTAGTGTTACCTACCGCGTAGCCACCAATGGTTTGATTTGTTTGCGTCGGTACGGTGTAGCTTGCTACTACTGAGCCGTTGCTATTGCTAAAGGTTAACCCGTTGCTGTTAGCAAAGTTTAATGTCTGAAACGCACTTGAGCCGCCCGATGCGCTAAAAGCCTGATTGCTTTGGCTTGTTAAACCATTATGCGAAGCAGTGATAGTCGATGCGTTAAATCCGAAAGTTACACCGTTTGAATTACTAAACGATATGTTCCCAGTGCTTCCTTGCACGGATACTAAATTCTGCGTTTGCACTGACTGAGCATTGACCGATGCAGTCATAATGCCACCGGCACTTGTGCCAAATGTCACGTTGTTGGCATTACTAAAATTTAGCGTCTGAAACGTAAAACTTCCGTTTGATGCGCTTAATGCTTGGTTGCTTTGCGACGTTAGTCCGTTATGGCTTGCAGTTACAGTAGAAGCATTGCCACCAAACGTAATGCCGTTAGAGTTGGCAAAGCTGATATTGCCTGTGCTGCCAAGTACCGATACGAGATTTTGTGTCTGTACGGATTGACTAGTGATTCCATTGTGCGAGCCTGTGATGGTATTTCCATTTACCCCAAAGCTCATGCCGTTGGAGTTGCTAAAAACCACCTCACCAGTGGTAATGCGGGTTGTACCACCACTGATTGATTGAATCGCTGGTTGCACAGACTGCGCCGGAAAGCTCGCCGATGCAGTCATCACACTGGAGTTGTTCATCCCGAACGTGACATTATTGGCATTGCTAAACAGCACTGTGCCAGTTGTGTTGGCTGTCTGAGTGCCAGCGGCTAGAACATTGCCACCATCACCACCGCCACCGCCGCCGCCGCCGTGAACGCTGAATATAATCGTGTTGCTGGTGCCAGATAATGTAATGTTATGACCACCCTCATAAATAATGTTCGTGCCGGATAGCGTGCTGTTACCAGCTACGTGGCCAGATAGCGTTACCTGCTGAATGTGCTGGCTGTTCCAATCTGTTGGCCTGACAATATCGGTTGCCGCAACAGTTGCTGTTGTCGCGCCATTCCATACCGTGAGCGTACCAGTAGCATTGGGGATGTTATTGGTAAACGCATGGTATAATGCCATTTATCATCCCTTTCTCTTTCTGGTTTTCTTCATGCCCTTGAGTTCACCTGTGAGAGGGTCTTTGATTTTTTCAATCTCGTATTCAATTTCATCATCATCTTCTTTTTCAGGTTTTTCTTTGACTTCCTGCTTTTGAATGATGACTTGTGGTTGTGAAATCTCTTTGAGCTTATCTACAATTTTATTCTGTGAATCAGCTAGTTTACCCACACTCCCTGCAATACTGGTGATTGCGGCAAACATTGGCGCATCATCGCGCTCCTTAAGCTTAGGCTCAGGCTTGTTGCGCAACTCTTTGATGGTGCTTTCAAGCGATTCAATGCGCTTTGAGCTATCTGACTGCGTAGATTCAAGCAGCTTTGCCAAACCTTCCAGCACTGGCTTCATATCTTCTTGCGTGACCTTCTTAACAGTCTTACCCGTCAATACTTCCTGAATCATGCCAACATCTTCAGGAGATACAGGGGCAGTTCCAAATGCGGTTTTAGGTGCCATTGCATCCGCTAACATTCTAGCCGCTTCAATGCGTGTTTTCTCACGTTCAATTTCTGAATTAGCCTCTTTAATTGCTAGTTCTTTTTCGCGTGCGTTCATTTCTCGGTTACGGAACGCATTATCAGATAGCATCTGCGCTTCTTTATTATCCATTTCGCGCTCTTTAAGCTCAATATTGCCAAGCATTTCCGCAAGCTTCATGCGGTCTGCCTGAGTTTCTGCAACTTCCGGCGTTTGAATGGCTTTCAGTTTTTCCATCGTTTCAGCTTTAGTCTTGTCAGCATCGGCCAATTGTTTCGCCGCGCTTGCTTCTTTGCTTGATGCTTCCGCTGCCAGTAACCGCTGCGTCATAGGGTCAGGCTGTGGAGGGGGAGGAGGCATCATTAATTGGCGCGCTTGGTCAAGCTGCTCTTTATTGAACGGCGCGTATTCTAAAGCAAGGCCAATGAATTTAGGGTCTTTAGCTGCGAGGTCGAGGAACTTCTCAAATATCTTCTGACGCTCATTCTGCGTCTGTGGTGACTGCTCTACCTGTACGTCATACTCAGCAGCGATACCATCCACTAATGATTGAATATTAATTTGTGCGTCTTTAGGCAAGAAGCGGGTAGCAAAATATGGGTTATTCTCAAGCAAGATACCAAGCAATGATATGTACAGCTTACCCTGCTTTTGCATCTTAAAGCGTTTGGCATCAAAGTATGGCGCAAGGATAGTCATCCCTTGACGCACTTTGGCTTCGTATAAAGTCGCAGCCTGCTGTGGTGCGCTATCAGACATCCCCATAAAGTCCATTGTCACACCTGAAACAGACATGAACGATGTATCACTAATCGAAAATGCCTGAGGTATGCTTTCAGGTAAACCGCCATATTGTTTAGGACGGGCTTTTTGTGCAGCTAATGAACCCGGCTTAAACACCGTAAGGAATCGAGCCTTACGCGCTGTATCCCTAAACGCATTCAGATCATGCACCGCATCTTCTTCAATATCATACCCACCAAGCGCGGCGGTTTCTTGATGCGTCATCAGGTTGCTGATTGTGCGGTTATACACCTGCTGCGGGTCTTGCAATGAACGACATACGCCATAGTAAAACTGGTTTGCTTCGTCAAACTTACCAGTCATGAACAGGATACTAAATGCATCTTGTGTGTAGTTTTCTGACTTAGATATAACCTTGTTGCCGCCAATGATAGCGCGATAATACACAAACTTCTTGTGCTTTTGGTATTCTAATTGACCACCAAAGCCCTCAATGTCCTTCTTGAGCTTATTGAACATTGCCGGACGCATTGAGAATGAATCAAGCTGCGGATCAATCCCATAATCATTCATCGCCTCGTTCATGTAAATCATAGCGAACTGATTGTTTTCCTGCCCCATGAACGGATTGCGTACACGGTAGAAGGTTTCTTTCTGCCGCCACTGAAACTCAAATATAATTCTAGGGCGTTGATAAGCAGCCGAACGATACCCACCAAAGAATTCTATGAAGTCATTTTCAGGGATAGACATGTTAGAAATTGAGCCGTTTTCTTCGCCAACTTCTTCCGCAAATCTTTCAGGCGATAACAGCTTTGCTTCAAACACGAAGTTACTATCAAGGATGTTCTTTGCGCGTGATGTTGGTTCCCATCCTAAGTAGCCGGGGAATACACGGCGCATTTGCGCATCCCCATCGGGGTTTTCATCGTATGATATGTAAGTATTAGTACCACCTACCCCACAAATTAACATGTCCTTAAAGGATTCAGAATCATGAAAGCCAGCGTAGCAGTTATCTTCAATGCAGTTTACACCTAGCTCAATAATCTGCGTTATTTGTTCGTCTTGCTTGGCGCGTGGTGAGTACGTAACCTCTGCGCGATTCTGCGTTTCAAAGCCAGCAATTGCATCAATAACAGGGGCAGTCCGGTTAATCGTAAGCGTTGGCAATCCATCCGCTTTGCGCTCGTTATATTCTTTCTCTTCCCACTGGCTACTAGCAACCAGTAAATAACCATTCTTTAATATCGTATTGCGCCATTGCCTTGTATTCGGGGCGTTAGTAAACCTTCTTATGCACTCGCTTGCGTATTTGATAATTGCGGTGTCATCATTCAGTTTTATCATCTGTTATAAAAAGCCCTATAATCGAATGCGGTTGTTTTGCTTGATGCATGTCGCAGCATCATCATCGCGTAGCGCGTTGCGCTCATAATATCGTCGTTCAATTTAACTATTAACCCATCCTTGCGGTGGTATTGTCTGAATTCATCACGCCAATCTGACAAGTGATTGAATACTTTGAAACGGCCAGTCTGCATACGCTCTAGCATTTGAGCAATTCCTGCCTCCAATCCATTGCTTCCGTCCTCGAACGTAGCCCTGTCAGGCAACATCTTTAAGCCGTGCTTTGCGTACATATCGCGCAGCGTTTGCCCTGACCCCTTATCGTGCTGCAATCCGTCATGAGGCCATGCTACAGGATAATCACCCTTAGACTTAATACTAGCAGCATGAAATAAGGGGGTTTGTTCTTTAACACGGTAAGTGTCGTATATGTAAATCGTATCAGTATCGCGGTTCCACGCTAACCAAGCAGCAGCAGTAGGATGCTCCCACCCAAAGTCCAGCCCTACTATCTTAGGCCATGCATCCGGTATCTTGAACGGTTCAACGAATATAACTTCTTCTGCAATCGGGAATACCTTACCAGAACCAAGCATAGGCACGCCATGCGCCCTAGCTTCACGTTCATGTACGGGGTAACTGTTAATAATTTGATTGCGCTGCTCTTCCGTATAGTGAAGCGCGTCTGATATATCCATCCGCGTTACGTCACGATCAGGGCTAGGCTCCATTAAGAACCGATGCACTACCTGCGACATACCCAGTAATGGGGTGAACGTCATAAAGACAAAGCCGTGCGTTGCATTAGTTCGCGTTAACCCTTCGGTGTATATCTCAGGGGGAGGCTCCTCATCAAACCAGATATAATCAATGGTTTCTGCCTGCCATTTCTCGCGGCCTTGTTCGTATGATTTGAAATAGATGTAACTTACATCATAGTCTGCATGAAGTATATCTACACGGTCAACCGCATCCGGTACGCCCCGCGCATTCTTCACATCTAGGATTTTCTCTTTCGGTATGTAACCAGTCCCATATTGACCGGGGAGGCCAAGCAATAAACGCTGCGCTGTATCGCGTGTTGTGAGTGACGTAGGTGATGCCACCCATGCGCGGTTATGTTTAGGGATTCTTCGACCCTCCCACCAATCAGGATAAAGGCCTGTAGAGTGCATAGCGGATTCAGCCGATGCAGATAAAGACTTGCCTAGCTGGTTGCCAGCCATTAACAAGCGTTCGCGGTATTTACTCCCCGCTGTGTGGAACTGTATTTGTTTCGGATAGGGCTTGTAATTCTTGAGTTTCGTTTGCGCTATCACCTGACTGTTGAGCTTGTTCAAGCTGTCGCTTACGCTCTGCAAGGCGAGTGGCGAGTTCAGCAATAAGTCCAATTCCTTCGGCTCCAAGAGATTCAATAAGCTCATTGTTTCCTGTGCTATCTGGTGTTCCGTCAAGTCTATCCATGATTTCAGTTATGGCCTGTAAGTTTCCTTCCATACCCTTGCTAATCAAAACATGTGTTAGCTTTTCTTTCTTCGTAACACTCTCACCTTCATGCTGTGTTTTCATGTCCAGCATTTCATTGAGCAGTGTCTTAAATGTCTTTTGCCCCTTAGCCCTTCCTTTGGGGTTTCCCGATACGCCTTTAGGCCACATATTCAGTGTTCCGCCGTACTTGCCTTTGCGCTGTATATACTGCACATCTGGGTTCATTGCTTAAACTTTGCTAGTGTGATGTTACACCTTGTTTCAACTTATAAGCACGCCATAGCGACCATACATCATCATAACCGCATTGCTGGTTTGATTCATTCCAGCATAAACGGTCTAATGCCTTCTTGGGGTTCTTCTTGCTGAATATGGCAATAAAGAACAGTGTCATGACATGGCCTATACCTGCCTGCTGGCTTTCCATAAAAGCCTCTTGCTGGCTATATGCGTGTACGTCCATTTCACCACCCACATGCGATATAATGCGGTGAATGATCTTTGGGGCTATGTCCTTTGCAAATCGCTCAGGCTCCATTGTCTGTAATGGGAATGCCAGTATTGCCTTTGGAGTGCTACCAAAGCGTATCTTGGCTTCGTCGTAGAATTTCTCCTCAGGTGCGCTATACTTAGGCATTGCGCTTTACTGATTCTGTTGCAACATCAATAACCGTCTGTGCGCGGCGGGCAAGTTTTGCCTGCTCAGAAAGCAGCTTTTCACGCATATAATCAATATACTGCTTTTCTGCTTCACGGTGTGGCCATGTGGTCACGCGGTTGTTAGCCAGAATATCCTGTGTTTGCTTCAAAGAGCGCATCAGGTAGATATTCACAAAGCGTTCAATGCTTCTATGCTCTTCCTCGTTATACTCAGGCTCGTTTAACGTGATGTTAAAGCGGTGTACAGGGTTTAATCTGCGGCCCTTGCTTTCCTCACGTAGGGAAAGATTTTCAGGGGCACCCCATCTAGGGGGGTTTTCTGGTGAGTGCCTATCAGGGGGATAGGTTTCTATAGTGATAGACCCGTCCTCGTTTTCAATGAGTTTTCTTACGTTTGTATCGTAAGGCTCGCCAAGCTCAGGGTGAAACCCATCTGCTCTCAGCATGTGTAAAACAAGATCACGATAGGAAGTGATGCTTTTTTGCGACTCTACGGGAGAAGCAGCCGTTGCGTTTAAGCGCAATGTAGAATTAGTCATGCAAAACCCTTGGGTTATTTACCTTTGCCTTTGCCGCCCTTTGCTTTGCCAGCATCGGAAACCATTGGCTTGACTGGCTTACATTTTCCACCTTTAGACATAAAATCCTCAGTTTTTGGGTTAAAAAACAAAAACCCCTTAAGCCTTAGCTGTAGGGGCAAAAATAACATCTTATCTAAATTGTAACATTTCATGCATATTGGTGCAAGCGATTATTTTTGTAGCTTACTTTTGCTAGCTATTTCACAAATCACATCAGATAAATCATCAAGGCCAGTGTACAGCATTACACGCGCTTTATTGCGATCATGCTTGAGCTTTCTTGCGGCCTGTACCATGGTGTAATCCTCGCAGCATATCAACACCAAAAACTCAAAGTGCTTTTTGTCCATCATGCTTGCAATGCGTCTGTAAAAATCACCATTCTGAAAAGTATCTACGACATAAATCTCAGTGGATGCTGACCCGCGGTCTTGCAGATTCAAACATGAACGTATGCTGCTATGTATGGTTTCCCAGAAGCGTCTTAGCTTAACCGCTGCAACGTGCTGAGATGCGTCAATTACGCCCTTTTCGTATAGTCTGTCAATGTAGTACGGATGCCGTATCTTTGCCTTAGGTAGGCCGCTTTTTTCCATACCACCATATGCAAATTCATGGTGCTGTCTGTAGAATTTATCGGGAAGGTTTTTATAAGCCGTTCTTTTTATTGAATCGGTTGTTTCCATAACATCCCCATTTCTATATTGACAATTTACAAACTAGCTTATTTGTTTTTCTTCTGCAAGCTCTCTAATCGTTCTGGTTTTCTATGTATTTTGTAAAATCAAAATTTTGAGAATGATAAATTATATCTTTTGCTTGTTCTGCTTGAGCTTGTCGATAAGCTTTCCATAGTAATCCATTTAGCTCCTTTAATGTTTCCGGTAGTTTTTTCTGCTTTTTAAAAATATCAAATTTGTCTTCGTCATTGAAAGTTGCGATTCGATGTTGGTCGGATAAAACCATCTTAATTGCAGCTTTCCATCCCTTTATAAAATCATCCATATAATTCCCTTATAGTTCTGGTTAAAATGTAAAACATTGCTTGCTGTGATTGCTTTCCGGTGCTTGCAAATTCATCAACTGGGTTGTTCTGTTTCCCCACCATCCGCCGATCTAACTTCTGACTTGCCTTCGAAATACGCCTTGTCAAACGCCTTCGCTTCTTTGATTTCGGTTTTTTCTGGCTGGTCAACTCGTAAGTTTTCATAAAGCCCCTTGAGTATTTTATCAACAGTTGCAGGGTCAGCACGCTCTGGCTGTGAAAGCTGCCTTGAAGTATCAATGTAATACAATTTTTCGCGAACAACGTGTAATTCATGTCTTGTATTTACAGCCGCCCTTACAGCCAATTCCTTAAGCTCTGCAGCCCTTGGAAAAAACTGGCTTTTAATGTCCTGCCTGTACATTCTGCAAGCGGCCTCCAATGTAAAAAATGATATGTTTGAAAGATCATCGCAATAATCATCCATTAACATTTTTAACTCAGTTTGGTTCGCGTTTCCCAATGAGTAATGCAGGGATAGCCTCGCTAATAGGCTGGCTATTTCCTCCCGCTTGGCTGGTGATAATTTCGTAAGCAGTTGGCTCTCTCTTTCCTTCAGCAAGGCCACTTGCTGCAAATGCTGCTTTGATTTGTTTTGTTCTAAATCCTTCTGGTTTTCCATTGTAGTCCTCTTTTGGTAAATAAACATTTTTCCATGAATTAATAATTGCCATTTCCACCAACTTGCAGGGGTCGTGACCTTGGTTTAAAAACTGCTCTAGCCTTTTTATCAGCCCCACTTGCGCTCGATATGAGTTAACCGCCTTCATGGTTTTTCTAACTTGCATCCATGAATCCCATAAATCTTTCGGCATCCAATCAGGTAATACCAAAAAGGGGGTAGGGGGTTTCTTCTCTGTCTCTGTCTCTGTCTCTGTCTCTGGTAGTACGGTTTCGTTACGGTTTAAGTACGGTTTCGTTACGGATTCGTTACACGATTGTTCTATAACAATAAATCCAGATTGTGAAATTTCCTTAATTCCACTTTCTACATCTGATAGGTTTAACCGTAACCTAAATGATATTTCTTCGTAACTAATCCGTATACGACCCGATACGGGGTCTTCGTCTTCACTAGCAAGAAGCCATAGCATAGGTAAAAGAGCGCGAGCATTAGCACTCATTCGCTGAAAGTTATAATTATCTAACATTGTTCGGTGAAACCGTATCCAAGGCGGTCTACGGTCTTTATAGGATTGATATGAATCCCAGTTCTTAACTAATATCATTTAAAATCCTGTCCTCCTGCCCTGTGTGAAAATGGTGGGGAGGCACTCTATACCGGACAGGTATGAACAGAGACAAGGGCTTGCAAACCCCGCCCCCCATTCAATACATACATCTTTACGGCATCTTTATCAAATAGATTTATTATCTTATTGCTTCTTTATATCTATGAAGCTACCATGAAAATACTTTAGGCTTATTTTGTTACTAGCGATTATGATTAAGCGACTCTGGTTATAAAATTAGGGAGGATTTGTGTTGGAAGCACGCCTCCCACTTTTTTACTAATGCCTTTTTGCTAGAAATTCATACATAAGTTCATCCATTATGGCTTTCTTGTATAATTCCATAGCCTGTTCGTGGGCTAAGAACATGTGCAAATAAAATGGGTCGTCGTTTTCTTCAGCTAAGAACCTAGCGGCCTCAGTGTGAGCGCATAGCTCATAAAATGTGTATTGTTGCACAAAGGTGTTTGGAACAACCAGATTCATGCTGGCTTTTTTCTGGTGTGCGCACCGCGTGTTGTAGCGCGTGTGTGTGCTAATTTCTTTTGGGATTCAAAAAGGCCATTGTAAAATGATTCATGATACTTGCGTTGCACGTAATCATAGTTAAAGCCTGCATATTCACACACCAAACGAAAATCATCCGGCGCAAACATAAACCAATGTCTAGCCCTGCGCGTATCAATGCCGCGCGCAATCGTGTTTTTATGCTGCCCCTCCACGGGGTGCCAAGCTGCATCCATAAACGCTTGCTGTATCACCGCGCACCACAAGGCTCTGCATGGGTCGCTTTTGGGGCTGTGTACGTTAAGAGTCGATGCTGCAACAGTTTTCATGATTCATACACATCAATGTCATAAAACCACTTCATTAGGGCTTTTTTAAGCTTGTACACAGGGGTGTGGAATCCCTTGCAATCCTCGACCACGATTTCATAATGTGAGCCGTTTGAGTGTAAACGCTCGTAAACAAAGTCTGCAATATAGCCAACGTTCCTGTTACCTTTGCCGGATGCCGTGGTGTATTTTAGAGGTTTGTGATAGTTTCGATCAGATGCAGAAAGACCGGAAAGAACAAAATCATACTTCTTTTGGAGTTGTAGGTTTCTAATCAACCCAGCCTTTTCCATAATCTTCAGGTCGTTGTAACGCTTTGCCTCGCGTTTGCATGGAACATCTTTCCATCGCATTCAGTAAATCGGTTTTTATATTTATTCCCTGTACTCATGCCACCCCGTATTTTTCTCCCCTGACCGGAACCGCTCTTTGTCAAACGGCTCCGGCTACAGGGAGGTCTTTAACAACGCACCATTTTACCGATTCACAGGGCTGGCTCGACCCCATACTAAGAAGCACCCTAGCTTGCTAGGATTTCCGAATCGGCACGGAATTTTTTTCTGGCGATTTTTTCTTTTTTATTCTCTCCACTGCGTCTTGTATTTTTAATACGGTACGCACATTAGGGCTAACACCCCCCACCCATTTACGGTGATTTGTGTTGCTGATACCAGCCTCTTGGTAAATTTCAATCATGAAAACCCCAAGCTTTTTGGCTGATTCCTTAATATACAAGGCTAAGTTATTATGGTTTGTGTCTATCATACGCACTATTAAATATGATTTGAGTCTTAATAGTCAAGTAAAATAAATAATATTATAATCTTATTTTAATGTTGACTTATGATATTTTCGGCTTATTGTGTGTATATCAATAACGGAGGTCTTATGGATAAATATTCAATCGCTTGGTGGTTTGCAAATGGTGTTCATTCTCGCAAACAGGGTTACTCATCAAAAAGTCACGCACGTTTTATTACAGCAAAAATTTCCTACGCTTTAGGATTTTATATTGGGAGGGCACTATAATGTCTATTGATCCAAATGAACGAGAGCTTAGCAACGAAGAAGTACAGGACATTTACAGCCGCGCTATGGATGCAGTATCAGAGGATTTTGAGGGCTATATGGATGCTCTCAATCTTTGCACCGAGGATGATGGCTGGACGGATGAGGATATAGCTATGTACGGTTGTGTGGATGACGTAAAACGTACGGTCACTGCATGGTGCAATAACATGAAACGCGATTCAGCCTATGCCGCAAGCAATACGAAATCAGAAATGCACACGGTATTACTGAAGCGATTTGAGTATTTCTATAACCGGATTGTTGATGGTTATGGTGACGAACTGGCAGGCAATGCAGCAGATGCTTATGTCGATGAAAGAAAGGGTTATTAATATGCAGATACAGATCAGCACAGAGGGTTTCATTGCCCTGCAAGAAAAGCAGCTTGAGGTTAGATCATGGTTAGCAGCACATCAACGCTACAGCCCAGCAACCCGCGCTTGGTTTAAAAAGCTAGAAATTGAGCGCGATAGGAATTTTCACATAACACATAATCAGGATTAGGGGGTTTTATGAATCAGGTAGTACAATCGCGTGACAAGGGCGCAATAATGGAATCAGTATTGCTTAAGGGGGATATATCTAAGCTAACACCAGAAGAACGCAGCGCATATTATTTGCAAGTGTGTGCAAGCGTGGGTCTGAATCCATTAACCAAGCCGTTAGAGTTTATCGTGCTTAATGGCAAAATGACGCTTTACGCATTGCGTGGGTGTACAGATCAATTACGCTCTATTTACAACGTATCAGTTGAAGAAATGACAGAATCAGAGCGTGAAGGTGTTTATGTTGTCACGGTGAAAGTGCGTAACGGTGAGGGCCGTACAGATATGGCAAAGGGAGCGGTTAATATTGCCAATTTAAAGGGCGAAAACTTAGCTAACGCCATGATGAAGGCCGAAACGAAAGCCAAGCGCAGGGCTACGCTGTCACTGTGCGGGCTTGGTGTATTGGATGAAACGGAAGTTGAAACCATGCCAACAGAGGCAATGCAAAAACCAGTAGAAGCAAAAAGCGTGTTTAAAAATGCATCGCTGCGCAATACTTTTGTAAAGAATGTCATAAGCGCATTTGAAGAAGCGGAAACGCTTGATGATCTGGAAACCAAAAAAGCGTTGTATAACGTCAATTTTGAAGAGATGCGGGCAACAAGTAACGAGCATGATGCATTAGCCGTTGATGAATGCGCAAGGCGTTATGCGGCGGCAAAAATGCGTATCGAGCAAAATGAAATCAACCGCGCTTCGTTTGGTGATGGGTTTGTTAATACCGTAACCAATGATAGACCTGTGTTGCCTCCTAAGCTTCCAGAATGTCAAGAAGTTCCGGCTATGTTTCGTAGGGTAAATGTATGAGCAGCGTAAACAAAGCTATAATCATTGGAAACGTAGGCAAAGACCCCGAGGTACGCAGCACGCAGGATGGAAAGCAGATTGCCAGCCTGTCAATCGCGACATCTGAAACGTGGAAAGACAAGGCCACGGGTGAGCGTAAAGACCGCACAGAATGGCATCGTGTGTCAGTGTTTAATGACGCGCTAGTTAACGTCATTAGTAACTACGTCAAAAAGGGTTCAAAGCTATATATTGAAGGGGCCATACAAACGCGCAAATGGACTGATAAAGACGGCGTGGAAAAGTACAGCACTGACATTGTATTGCAGAACTATAACGGCAAGCTGGTTTTGCTGGATAGTAGAAAGCATAACGATCAAGAAGATGCGCAACAAAGCACGCCACAAGACTTAGACGATGAGATTCCATTTTAACTTTACATTTAGGAATAAATTTAATAAATAGAATGGGAGTGGTGTAGAGCTGGCTTACTTCTTTGGGATGTAAAAGCTGGATTCGTTTCTTCCCTCCCTTTCTGAATACTGGCAGTGGTGTAGATTAGAGTTACTTATGCTAATAGAAACTCTTATCGTTTTTCCCCTGCCTTAATATTAACTTAGAAAGGTATTATTATGGCTTCGTTAAATAAAAAACAAACTATCTACACATACGAAGGCGCTGTTGCTAAACACATCCCCCCAAAACAGCAGCTTGAACGCTCTGTCATGTCTTGCATGTTGTGGGAAGGTGAATTTTATGAAGATGGCGTTACGATTGCCAAGCGCATTGCTGGATTGATTGCACAGATTCCAGCAAAAGACGTTGCAGAAATAGCAACCAAAGCAAAAACCGAAATGCATTTGCGTCATACGCCATTATTTATGGCGCGTGAACTTGCGCGTACTATTGATGGTCGCAAACAATTGGCAGAAGCGTTTGCTGCGTTGATAACACGCCCTGATGACATAACAGAGTTTTTGTCAATTTATTGGAAAGATAATTCCGAGGAACCGCTTGCTAAACAGATTAAAAAACATTTAGGCGCTTCGTTCGCACGTTTTGATGAATATCAATTGCAGAAATATAACGGTGGCAAGAAAGCGGTTAAGTTGCGCGATGCTATTAGAATTCTGCGCCCTAAGCCTGCTAACCAAGAGCAATCAGAGTTATGGCGCAAACTTGTCAAAGATGAGCTTGCAACGCCTGATACATGGGAAGTAGAAATTTCAGCGAGCAAAGATAAAAAATTATCTTGGGAACGTTTGCTTAAAGAATCAAAACTTGGTGGTTTGGCAATGCTTCGTAATATTCGTAATATGAAACAAGCGGGTGTTGATAGTGATTTAATTAAACATGGTATCGCAACGCTCAAATCTGCAAAACTATTGCCTATGAATTTTATATCAGCGGCAACGCATAATCCTGAGTATGAATCAGATATTGAGGTAAAATTTCTTGAGTGCTTTGCGGGTAAACCAAAAATGTCAGGTAAAACAGCAATATTAGTTGATGTATCTGGTTCAATGCGAGGTGCATTATCTGGTAGGTCTGAACTTCAACGCAAAGATGTTGCATGTGCATTAGCTATGATTGCGCGTGAAACTTTTGAGGATTGCAATATTTATAGCTTTTCTGACAAATTGGCTATTATTCCTGCACGTCATGGATTTGCTTTGAAAGATGCAATAATTAATTCTCAGCCACATTCAGGCACTCAATTAGGTGAAGCGGTGCGACATGTGGTTAGCGCCCTAACTCCTGACCGTATTATTGTCATAACTGACGAGCAAAGCTCCGACCCTGTGCCGGATGTTAAGGGAGGTTATATGATTAATGTGGCATCTAATAAAAACGGCGTTGGATATGGCGCATGGTTCCATATTGACGGGTGGTCTGATAAAGTGATTAATTATGTCTATGAGCATGAAAAACAATAACTTAACAGTAGGATACAGTATGAAATACATCATTGCAATAACCTTAATGCTAGTAGCCAGTTCAGCTAGTGCTAACCCATACTTGAGCTGTGGATTGCCACCACTAAAGCCCTTGGGGTGTAATGTGCAACCAACCTGTGTTTGTGATCAGCAGGGGAATTGCACGTATGTCTTTATAGGGTGCTAATGAAGCGAGTCTATCACCGATACGAAAAATGGGAAGAATACCATGCTGGCATGTGGAATAAATTACCACCAGAACGGGAGGCGGAATTGTTAAAGCAAGCTATAGAGTTTACTGGCAACCCGCCCCTATACGGTTCGTTTATGATGCGGGTTATTAAAGAATGGCCTATATCATGTGAACACAACCTAACCTGCAAGGGAATGAATAGGCAAGCATGGATAGGTCACGCCGCTGCTTGCATTGCCATTGGATGCCCAGAGCATATTACACGTGAAGCATGGGCATATTTAACGCAAGAGCAACAAGACTTGGCAAATGCAGAAGCGGACAAAGCAATCGCGCAATGGGAGCTAGAATACAATGCCTAAAACTGGACTTGGAATAGATGTTTATAAAGCAGCACAAGAGCGTATTGAATATACGTTTGATAATTTTGAGCGTATTTATGTGAGTTTTAGCGGAGGGAAAGACTCTACTGTAATGCTTCATATGGTTATGGATGAGGCGATAAGGCGAAATCAAAAAATTGGCGTTATGTTTATTGATCTTGAAGGGCAATACAAACTCACGATTGACCATATCCAGCAATGCTACGACATGTACGCGGATAATATAGAGCCGTATTGGTGCTGCCTTCCTATTCACTTGCGCAATGCTGTTAGCGTGTATGAGCCACACTGGATTGCTTGGGAACAAAGCAAACAAGAGGCATGGATTAGAACTCCCCCCGATATGGCAATTACTGATTTAAAATATTTTCCGTTTTTTCATGACGGAATGGAGTTTGAAGAATTTGTACCGCTGTTTGGGCAATGGTATGGTCAAGGTAAACCATGTGCGTGTTTTGTAGGTATCAGGGCAGACGAAAGCTTAAACCGTTTTCGCTCTATTGCTCGCGATAACAAGCAGATGTTTGCGGATAAGAAATGGACAACGCTTGTTTTGCCAAATGTTTACAATGTTTATCCGGTGTATGATTGGAAAGTCATTGATTTGTGGGTGTACCACTCAAAGAATCGGAACAAGCCACATAATCGCTTATATGACATGATGCACAAGGCTGGATTAACCTTAAGTCAAATGCGCATTTGTCAACCATACGGTGATGACCAGCGCAAGGGGTTGTGGTTGTTTCATCTTATTGAGCCGGAAACTTGGGCGCGAATTGTCGCAAGGGTAAATGGTGCTAACGGCGGGGCTTTATATGTTCAAGAGTCTGGCAATATTACTGGTTACAGACGCGTGAGTAAGCCTGCGCATCATACATGGCAAAGCTTTTGTGATTTATTGGTTAATTCTATGCCGCCAAAAACAAAAGAGCATTTTGAAAATAAGATTTTGCTTTTTAATCGTTGGTGGCAAGAGCGCGGGTATCAGGATGGAATACCCGACGAAGCGGACTACCGCATGGAAGCGGAGCGCAAAGCCCCATCATGGCGCAGATTGTGTAAGTCGCTTTTGCGAAACGATTATTGGTGCAAAGGCTTAGGGTTCACACAACATAAAAGCGCAGCTTATCAAAAATATTTGGATTTAATGAAACGGAGGAAAGAAAAATGGAATCAAGCTTAAAACATAAAATAGTAGAATCCGCAAAAACCGTGTTTTGGAATTTAAACGACTTGTCGTTTGAAGATAAAATTAACGCTATTAATGAAATAAAGCTTGCGCTTCATGCGGCAAGCCCAATGGTTAATGAACCCGTTGATTGCGTTTTGTGGGTAAAAAATGAGGAAGTAATAGCAAATGACTACAATCCAAACTCAGTTGCTCCACCAGAAATGAAACTGCTGGAAACCTCAATAACAGAAGATGGGTACACACAACCTATCGTGACCTATCCGAATAACGATATTAGGGAGGTTGTAGACGGGTTTCACAGAAGTCGCGTAGGAAAAGAGTCTGATGTAGTTAGAGAGCGTGTATTTGGTTATGTGCCAGTTGTAACCATCAAGCCATCGCAAGAAGATAAATCAGATCGTATGGCGGCAACCATTAGGCATAACCGAGCAAGAGGGAAGCATCGTGTTGATTCAATGTCTGAAATTGTTTTAGAATTAAAGCGCAGGAATTGGTCAGATGCAAAGATTGCCAAAAACCTTGGCATGGATGCGGATGAAATTTTGCGCCTGTCTCAAATTGGCGGCCTTGTAGATATGTTTGCGGACAAAGAATTTAGCGAGGCATGGCAAGCTGATTCTATTAATGAAACCGATAATCTTAATGTGGAGGAAGAAGCGGCATGACCCAACCATTCACATGCTCATTTACCAATTTCAAGCCAGTTACTAGCCGCAAGACAGTGCAACTTGTGTTTGAAGCTCCAATTGAGCAATTGATACCAATATTGACCTATTTAGGCAATCCTACGGATTCCGGTGGAGGATTAGTAGCTATAGCGCGGCTGGATACGTCTAAAACCGATTTTAATGCCATTTCTAGCGATGTTGAGGCTAAACCGCATACTGACAAGCCCAAAGGTGGTAACTATGCTCAGAGGCTCTATAATAGCTTCTTCATGCGCAATGATAAGGTGATAGACGCTATTTGTGCGGGGGATGAGGAGTACTACTTAAAATGGATACGCAAGCAACCAAGCGCATTAAATGACGATACACACAATATTGAGGCTTGCCATGTGAGGGCTGTAGAGTTTGGAGCTGGTACGGGTAGAAAACCACCTTATGCGGCTATTCCCATGACGCACGATCAGCACAAATTACAACACAACAATGGTGAAAGCGCATGTTTGAAGGCGTTTAACATAACTCCAAAGGGAACGGCTCACGAATGGTTTAAGGATAAGGCCATGCAGTACAGGGAGGAGTTCGTTAAGCTGTACTTAAGGGATGTATTGTTGGTAAGCTCTTTAAGCGGCGTTACCAGAGAAATGTTGTTGCCTTGGGCAGAAGAAAACGGCCTCTTGGATATTCTCCCATAATAGAATAAAAGCTTATTATTGTTGTTGACAAGTAAGATTAAAGTCTTATTGTGAGGATGTAATTAATCACAACAGGGGTTTTTATGAAAGCACATGTAAGACTGAATATCAAAGACATACGCAGGGCTAGACGCATTGATCTTGCTAAAGATGTATTATTCATAGCTGTGTTAGTGTCTATGGCTTCTGTCACTATTTACGTAATAGGGTAGTGACATGCATCCATCCACACAACGAGTCCTGAGCTTACTCAAGAAGAAAAAGAACAAAGGTGTGACGTTTCATGATTTTGGAACTGGGTTTCGTCTTGGTGCGCGTATTAAGGACTTACGCGATACAGGATTAACCATTGTTACACATAAAGAGCCGTTGCCTAGTGGTAACTGGCATGGGCGTTATGTGTTGATTAAGGAGGAAGCGTAATGACAGCCGAACCAAAGCATATGCTGTTAAAGCCATGTCCGTTTTGCGGAAGGCTTCCTGTATACGAACAGCTTAATTATTCTCCACCTGTGCATTCGGTTGGCTGTGAAAGATGCAATATATCCTTTCAGCACAATAGCGAATTAAACGTGGTATCTAGTTGGAATAAGCGCGTTAAGGTGGTTAAGAATGGTAAATACGATTATAATTCGCGCCCAATCAAAACCAGTTTTGAATATCCGCCTATCCCTGACCGTAACAGCGACTGGAGCGCAATATTTGAGGATACATACGATTATGATTCTTATGTAGGACGCGGTGCAACGGAAGTTGAGGCCGTGATTGATTTAATTGAACAAGTGGGGATGTCATGAACGAAGCAACAAAAGCGGTTGTAAAAGCATTAGAGGAAGTGCGAGCGCGTTACAAAATGCGCCAAAAGATGGATAAGTCTGGATGGGAGATAGTGGATACCGGCGAACTGCTTGGTGATGATTATAGGGTTATTGTTGAGGCGGATGAACATAACGAGGTTGCTCGCAAGTGGCATGAGCAATGCGCTGAGCATATAGCATATGCAGCAAACGAATCCCTGACAGGGCTGGTGGGTGAGCTGGTGGACAAACTTACTAACGCTGAAATAGCCTTATCTCAATATGGCGATAGCGAATTACTTTACGATATACGGACCATCCTCACCAAAGCCAAAGCAGTCACAAATAAGGATAGTGTATGAGCGATGTATTAAAGCAAAGGGCGCGACAACTTAGAGAAACCATGCGTTGCAATTGCGACTTAGATAATTGGGTGCCAGAGCCGGAAACCGGTCACTCTTGGGTATGCCGCATCCATAAATATGTAATGAATGAACATCGCTACGGCAAAGCCAAAGCACTACAACCAGCAGAGGGTAAATGATATGGCCGCAATGGTAGAGGTTGAATGCAAACGCTGTAAACGCCTATTTGTGGCGCGTGTAGCCGATAGAAAACGAGGTTGGGGGAAGTTCTGCTCAAAATCCTGCAAAGCTATTAAGCAAACATACGGCAAATATTCCTACATTCCAAACAACAAACAACCAGCAGCGGGGGAGTAGATGAGATACGTTTTAGAAGGCACATGGAGCGGTTATCATTCAGGGCAACGGCGTGTGGTACATCGTGAAGTTATCCGCAAGCCAGTAGAGCTTTCCTGTATTCAATACAGCGATGGAACTACGCTACAGATTTATGTTCGTGAGGCAGAACCCCGCGAGCGTGTGCAGGAAATAAATGGCTATGGAAGCCTCATTCGTCAGGCTCTCCGGTTAAATAAGTCGTTTGTTACCGTTAATGAATTGCAAGATAGGAAACCTCACATGACTAACCCCTCGATTAGAGCCGCTTTTGATATATGGCATGCAAGGCAACTGTTTTACGCCAAGCAAGAATGCAAGGAATTCGCATACAAGGCATATTTAGAAGGTCAGCAAGCAGCAACCAGCGCGGTTATGCAGTGGATGCCGATTGATACATTCCCAAAATACCAACTAGACACCACCGTATTATTATTTGACGGTAAAAAGGTTGTTGCCGGATATTTTAGGGATGAAGAACTGAGCGGGTTTTATTATCACGATTATCCTGATGATTATAATCTGGACGGTATCAAGCCTACCCACTGGATGCCACTCCCCGCACCCCCTGCACCGCCATCTGAAACTAACGAGGAGAAGTAAAAATTTATGGGGTGCTTGTGAAAACACCGGAGATGATACGAGGTAGGCGGTTACGTCTAAAAAGTGATGACGATCACGTTCCTGTGTTCGTGAGCATGGTCTTACGGCTCCGATCCGACGGGAGAAGCACCCCGCCAACATTAACCAATAAACAGCCGTCTGAACAGGAGTGAGTATGCCATACAAAACTTACGAACGATATTATAGCGGCTCGCGGGAGGTTCATCCTTTTACGGCTGATGACATTAACAAAGGACACGCCTCTTTGTATACGGATTACGAGTGCAATAAATGCGGTTTTGTTCAAAGCGTTGCAAACATGGGCGGCTACGGTGCTCCGTGTATGCGATGCAGTCATAAATCACCATAATTTAACCACCACAAGCAACATAGAGGATAGGGTATGACGATAAATAAGAAGGCGCTGGAAATTGCTATAAGAAATTGTGACACATTAGATGGTGCTGATGTACGGGCAGTCATAACAGTATACCTCAACGCGCTAGAGCCTGTAAGGGATGATGAGTTGGTTAAGCAAGTTTACAATGTAATAACACCAATGATTGCGACGCATGATAGCACATACGCTGGTTGCAAAGACATATCGGAAGCAGCTACAGAGACCGTGTTGCAAGCACTCCGTTCACGCGGAATCATAGTGGGGAAAGTATGATAAAATTATTAATCTGCATGTACGGGATTTGCTTTAATCCAAATACAATTACCCACCTTGATACAGTTCAGAGTTATACATTTGGGAAACCATATTGTGTAATACATTTTCAATCTGGGGATATACATTCTCTTGCTGATTACCCTGAAAAATCATGTGCTGATGTGGCAAAAGAGATTAATGGCGTTAGTCTTTTTATGTATAATATGTGGCTAAATAAAACAAAGGGTTAAATTAAATGGACAACACTGTTACCAAAGACGAATCGCGAACGCTAACCACCCGCGAAAAGCAACTGGCGGATGCTTTGCGTAATATCGCTTCTATTGTTACCACAAGGCCGCCGGAAGATGGAAACATACCTTTTGGGGAATGGTACTATAATCAGTTGATGTTGGCGCAGTATGAGGCCAACCAAGCACTAAAGCTATCCGGCGTGACGGATGAGGGGGAGTAGATGATGAACACTGAGCTTAATAAACAGGTGCAAGGATTATCTGATGCTGAGCGCGATGGTGTTGAAGCAATAGTTAATTCTATGATGGAGTTGATTGAACCTATTATTCGTCACCGCTGCACACAATGGCTACAATTCATAAAGGAGCAAACAAAATGAAAGTTACAATATCGCTAGATTTTGACGCATTGAAAGACGATATCAAGAATGAATTGGTAAACCGATTGATTGATTTGGATTATACGGAGGCACAAATATCGGCTTTGGAAGATTCATTC